GCAGGAAGCGAAGAAAACTCGTTTCTTTGCCGGTGGTCCTGTGGACTGGAGCCTCGAGGTGCGTAAGCGCCTTCTCTCATTTGTCAAACTTGTTCAGGAGAACAAAATGACATTTGAGGCTGGTCCAGGAACTGTCTGCCAGTCTTTGGAGTGGCAGCAGATGCGTGAGTACCTGACACAGTTTGGTTGCGACCAAATTGTCGCCGGGGACTACAAGGGATTTGATAAGCATATGATTGCTGACTTTATCCTGGCTGCTTTCTGGATCATTGCCGAACTCCATCGTGCCGCGGGCCACTCTGACGAGTATGCTCGTGTTATTATGGGGATTGGACATGATGTTGCCTTTCCGCTGATGAATGTCCGCGGAGAGCTCATTATGTTCTACGGCACAAACCCATCCGGTCACCCACTTACTGTCATCATCAATTCGTTGGTGAACAGTCTTTACATGCGTTACGCATATGTGAAGTTGGGCGGACGTGCGAACACTTTTAAGCAGAGTGTCGCTTTGATGACCTATGGCGATGACAACGTCATGGGAGTCAGTAAGTCAACACCATTCTTTAACCATACCGCTATTCAGCGGGAGTTGGAGACTATTGGTGTGACTTATACGATGGCAGACAAGGAGTCGGAATCAGTTCCCTACATCCACATTGATGACGTCAGCTTCCTTAAGCGAAAGTGGCGATTTGATATGGATGTGGGAGCCTATCTCTGTCCCCTTGAAGAGGATTCCATCCGGAAGTCTCTTATGTGTTGGCTGCCGTCTAAGACAATTGACCAACACGCACAAATGGTTGCAGTGATGCAATCAGCCGCCCGCGAGTACTTTTGGTACGGACGGGAGAAGTTTGAGTACGAGAGGAAGTTCCTCATGTCTCTAGCTTCGCAGGAGCCCTATTGTCACTATGTGACAGACTCCACTTTCCCCACCTGGCAGGAACTGAAGGATCAGTTCTGGGGGCAATCATGCTAGAACGTACGTGTGTATTTGGCTGTTCATGCGTATTTGTATATTAGTCACAGAAAGAACAACAGAAATTGAAAACAAGTGTTGGGGGAGTTACCAGAAATACTCCCCCTCTTTCCGAAGCAGATACACTTCGGATAGAGAGTAGTTTGTATCCTTTCCACCTTCAGTCTGAAGAGATTGAGGGTGATGTTCCTGTTGATTCAGCAGTTGGTTCCCAAATTCAGGACTCTCAGACAGTCACCTTCATTGATAATGAGGGTGGTGTATTTCTTGAGCTCCCGACGTCGGGCAATCCTGTTGCGCGTGTTGATAATACTGACGATTTATCGCTTGGTAATTTTCTGGCGCGCCCAACATTGATTGACACCACTGCCTGGTCGACTTCTGATGTGTCTGGGGTGAAGACTACGTTTACACCCTGGTCACTCTTCTTGAATAGCACGGCTATTAAGAAGAAGATTGACAATTATGCCTTCTTGCGAGGTAACTTGCATTTGAAGGTGATTGTCAATGGTACGCCATTTCAGTATGGCGCTCTGCGTACCTGCTATTCCCCTCTTTTGGGGTTTGTTGCAGATAAAGTGCGCACCAACCCAACTTCGAGTGTACCTCTGTTGAACTTGTATTCCCAACAACCAGGTTTTTTCATCCATCCACAGGCTAACGCTGGTGGTGAGATGGTATGCAGATTCTTTTTGCATAAAAACTGGCTTGATATTACGAGTCTGGCGGAGGTCCAGAAGATGGGTACGATCAATCACGTCATCTTTGCACCTTTGGCCGTGGCGGTTTCTGGTGGTTCTACCACAGTTACTGTCCGGACTTATGCTTGGATGACAGATGTGGAGTTGATGGGTTCCACCTCTAAATTGTCACTGCAAGGTGATGAGTATGGAGATGGTCCCGTTTCTCTTCCTGCTTCAGCTATTGCAGCTGCAGCAGGCGCTCTGACCAAAGTTCCCGTAATAGGGCGCTTTGCAAGAGCGACAGAGATCGGTGCCGGAGCTATTAGCAAAATAGCCTCGTTGTTTGGTTATACAAATGTTCCCGTAATTGAGAATGTTTGTCCTTACCAACCAATGAATGCTCCTATGCTAGCGAGCTCAGGTATTGGTACTCCAGTGCAGAAGTTGTCTCTAGATCCTAAGCAAGAACTCTCGATCGACCCTTCCTTTCATGGAATTGGTTCGGCCGATGAGCTCTCGATGTCGTATCTGCGATCTCGAGAGAGTTATTTTGGGGCAACTTCTTGGTCAACCTCCGATGCGGCTGATTCGCAGTTGTTCAATGTTCGTGTGAATCCGAATTTGGCTTCGTACATTACTTTGAATAATAGCGTTTCTGCTCCTGTCGGAGTTCGTGCTTATCATGTCCCTTTGTCCTATATTGGAGCTATGTTCCGACATTGGCGAGGGGATTTGAAGATTCGCGTGAAGGTCGTGGTGACTAAGTTCCATAAGGGTCGTTTGAAGATTTCTTACGATCCTAGGAATGATATCACATCCACCAATCCAGCCGAAAATACTGTGTATACAGAAATTTTGGATATTGGCGAAAAGGATGACGTTACATTCACCATTCCCTATCATCAAGATTTGGGGTGGTTGAAGACTGATGATTCCTTCTCGACAAACTGGACGCCTGGGAATACCTTGGCTCCTCGGGTTGGTACAGACAACGGAGTTTTGACTGTGCGTGTTCTCAACACACTCACAGCACCAGCAGCAGGTTCAGTAAATTTACTGTTCTTT